CAATGAAGGAAGTATTGTATAAGGCCTTCCTGAAATAGTAGCAGGGTGAGCTTGAGCTGCCCCTTGCAAAGCACCTGCCCATAGGTAATTGCCTTGACTGTCTTGAACTTTTCTAAGTTTGCCCAAGGTGTCTAGGTTGAAGTACCACTTAAGGTTGCTCTGGTATCCTGTCTTGAATGCCGATTGAAGCTCAAAGAACTCATCATAATCAAATACAGTATTACTTCCCATAGTCACGTTATTGCTCTGAGCGGCCATAAGAACTCGGTTAGCGTTAATGTTAAAGCCCGTAGGCTGTCCACTTCCACTTCCATCAATAAATGCCTTGCTTTCTGTATATGCCATCTTAGCACCTAAACGCTCAGTAACATAAGAACCAATATTTGGAATGTCCTCTAAAGCTTCAAGTGACAGCCTGATCTGACCTGCTAATACATCGCAAGAAAGTTCTTTACGGGAAAAAGAAGGATCAGCGGCATCTGGGGCAGTCCCTGAATTATAAGTAAATGATTCAGATTCCCATCCAGCACTTGCGTCAAATCCTGTATGGAACTCAATCTTATTACTAGTAATTGAAACTACATCGGCCTCAGACCTCATTGGATCAATTTCCTGAAAATTATTGAGAATGGTTTGATACATGAACTCAGGGATCAAATGACCTCCAGAACCATCCGTGTAAGACAATACAGGATCACCTGCCGCTTTGTTCAAACGCTTTTGGTATTCATTAGTGGCCAGCTCTTTCATTCTCTCAAGATCGTTTCTATCGATCTTTTTTTCACCAAACTTCACATAAGCGTCATAAAGGCCCTTAAGCTCTTTGCTTTCCTCTTTGTTATTATCTTCAGAGGCCCCTTCAAGGACTTTGCGGTTGGACTTGTTGATCTTCTCTTCGATCTCGTCCAGCCTTTTTTGCATATTAGCGTCTTTGTCATTGACGAACTGCTTGCTCTTCTCTTCATTTGTGTTGATCTTGTCCACAACCTCTTTACGAAAAGACTTGACCAATTTCCCCTGTTCTTCGATCAGGGCTTTCACTTCTTGCTCATTACTCATTAGATTCTCCTTTTAAGTAATTAGTAGATTTAATTAGACCCTGATTGATAGACCTAAGACTTTTCAAAATCTCAGGGTCAGTTGTTGGTTCATCACTTACTGATTTAACAGCAGTAATCTCAGCTTGGGAGTTGCAAGGGAAATCAACGAAACTGACCTCATGGGGAACAAGTTCCCTTAGTTCGTTGTATTCCTTCCCGTCCTTTTCCACCCATTGTTGCTCTTTCACTTCGTAACCAAAGCTCATCCTGTTCACTGCACCCATCTTTAAAAGAGAATACCCTTCCCTTCCTGCTTGAGTCTCTTGATTGATGTACCCTTTCACAAAAAGACCTTTGGAATCCTCTTTGACATCTGCCACCCCCACGTTCATCCTGTGGTTGTGCATCAATATCAGCCTGCCCCCATTCTCGTCCAATGCCTTTCTAAACGCTCCTGGCACGACCATGTCGCTGACCCTGTCCACGTCCTTGAATGTCGAGGCGTAGCCCTCGAACTGCTTTACAGGGACCCCGTTTATCTCTTTGTCATCAACATGAAAATTCTTCACCTCAAATTGAAAAGATTTCTTTTTCATCTGAGCTTCCTCCTTATTTGCCTCTATGTCATTAGAATGCTTTTTTGCTTTCTCTAAGCTCGGATACCTTCCCAAAAGCCTCTTCCCATCCTCAGAGTACACTCCCCAGACCTGCTCGCTCTTTGGAAGGTCAGGGTCAATGTCCAAAGCCCTGCACTTCTCTATGATGTTCACCTCAATCATCGCTCACCGCCCTCATCTTATTATTAGGTTCTTTCTCTAATTCCGCTTCCCTTGCCACATTCGTAAAATCAGGTGGTTCCATCTCCTCTTTGAAAGAATCCCCATCTGACACTTCATCATACCCCAACAACTTCCTCGCCTCGTTCTTCGTCACGATCCCTGAGTCGAAAAGGCTCACCGCCTGTTTCGTCACAAGTGTTCTGTCACGCTTCAATACGTCCACCTTGTCCATGTCTATCTCTAAATGGAAGCCCTCCCCGAACAAGGTCAACAACTCCTTGTTGAGAAAACTCAGCATCCTGTTCATCTGAGGGATGACCGCCTCTGAATAAAGCCCTGCCTTCGCCTCTTTCACATTCTGATAAGTCCTGTTCTCAAACCCCAAAAGCTCCGCAGGGACTTTGAGGGTCATTGATATCTCCCTTCCGCTCATTCCCATTACTTTTTCCCAGTCCATGTCCACCGCTGACAAAGTAAGAGGGTGGAACTTCATCCCCCCTGGCAGCACCATCGTCTTCATGACGTTGTTCGCTCCCCCTGTCTTGACCTCCATCTCATTCTTCAATATCAATCTCTGCTTCTCGGACAACCTGCCCGCATTCGACTCAAGATAGCCGTCCGTCTTGGTCATCCTGTTCAAGAGGTTGGTGTTCCATACCCTGCCCGCATTGTTCTGGTCTATCGACATGGCGCACGGCCCCAAAGGACTCATCCCCTCTGTCTTCTGGAAAGGATGGAAGAACTTCAAATGGACCAGCTTTGCACCGTTGCTTTTGAAAAGCTTATTGTTTATATAATACTTCACCTCGTTCGCCATCACCTCTATCCTGATCTCAGAAGGTGAGAGCAATACCACTTGGGAAGGCTTCCCTGAAGAAACGTCCACCCAAAGGTAAGCATTCCCTGACAAATAGAAGTAAGCCCATAGAAAGTACATGAAATCATAATAAGAAAGCTTCGAGTCCCCGTAGTAAACATTGTCCAACAGGTCGAGTATCCTATGCTCCCTGACTATCTCCCTCTTGCCCTTGAACAAGGAAAGCTTCAGGTTCGCCCCCGCATTCGCCAGTATGTCAATACATGAGAATATGTAAGGGTTCTTCTGGAACCCTTGCTTGGAAAGCTTGTCATATGTGCTTTCCTGCTCTAAGAAACCACTCAGCAAGGTATTTGACACAGGAGTGAACAAGCTCGACTTCTCATAGAGGTCATCCTGCATCTGATTAAGATCAGGCACTATGCCCAGGCCGTCCCTGATCTTTTGTAAAAAACTGCTCATAACCACTCCACCCAAGCATCCTCTTGCCTTTTCATGAAACGCAATGCTTGGGAAACGCTGTCTACTTGGTCTTTTCTCTTTGACGCTGGGAAAGAAACCAGCTCGTCCACCAATACATTAACAAAATCTTCATTCCTTGGGAAGAAAACTTTGCCACTTTCAAACAAATGTGATATGGCCACCGCCCTCGCCTCCTTGCTCCTGCCCTCTGTTTTCTCTGGCAATATGGGCAAGGAAGTGGTTTCCTGAAGGTCTTGCAACAACTGAATACCGCTGGATGCGTCCTCTATCAAAACACAGTCCGCCTCCCATGCTGACTGCATATTCAATATCGCCCTCTTCAAATCCGTGTATATGCACTTCTCCCTCCACAAGTACACCAAATAAAAACCATTCTCGCACTCCGCCCAGAACGTGCCGACCGAGAAGTCATGCTGTGCCTTCGCCTTCGATGCCGTGTCCCAACTCCATATGTACCTGTACACATGGGGAAGCCCCCCAGGCTCATAGAACCTGAACCATTTGCGGTTGAAGATGCTGGACTCCTCCATCACAGGGCGTTGCAAATACTGCGCTCCGAATGCCCTCGTGCCAATGTTCTCCCTTATCCTCTTTAAAGAGGCATCGTCATACTTCTCTGGCCACAAGGCCTCTCCTTCCTCCCTCTCCTTCTCATTCGCATCCCCTGTGGCGGGGAGGCTCAATACCTCCCATCCGTCCTTCTTCGCCAAGTCCGTCAACCTTCCTGCAAGATCGTCCTTGTGCCACCTCGTCATGGTCAGCACTATTGCCCCTCCCTTCTCCAATCTCGTATATGCCACGTTCTGATACCAATCCCAAACTGCGTCCCTGTAAGTGGCAGAGTCAGCATCGTCCGCTGACTTGATCGGGTCATCTATCAAAAAGATGTCCGCACCCCTGCCAACTATTGTCCCCCCTATTCCTACTCCTACATATCCGCCTCCCTCAGAAAGGTCCCACTTCTGCACAGAGTAACTGTCCTCGGACAATGACGCATCGAACACGTTCGTGAACTGCTCCGACTTCACCAAGTTCCTCGTCTTCCTTCCAAAGTCCGTGGCAAGCTCCCTTGAATAAGACACCGCTATCACCCTCTTAGCAGGGTTCCTCCCCAAGAACCAGACAGGGAACCTTATGGAACTAAGCTCGGACTTGCCATGTCTGGGGGGCATGTTTATCATAAGCCTGTCGACCTCGCCCCTCTCCACAGCTTCCAACCTCTCCGCTATCATCCTGTGATGCCAGCTCACTTGATAGCTCCCATGGCTCCTCTTAGTGAACTCAAGCAATGACCTGGATGCCAATGCCCTGGATGCAAGCTCCTTCCTTACCTCACTTCCCCTCATTGTCCAAAATCTCCTCCAACTGCTTTACGCTCATGTTCGCCATGTCCTGCTTCAAAGAAAGCACCATGCTCTTACTCTCCACCCTCTCCGTTGCCTCGCCCCTTAACAACATGTCCATCTTCATCACCGTCTCCAAGTCCTTGATGTTCCGTATCTTCAACTCACCTGCCTCTATGTCATCCTTCGCGGTCTGCATCAAGTCAAAGATCACCTGCTGGCAAACACCCTTCACCTCAGAGTACAGATCACCGAACTTCTCATCAATGAACTTCCCTACTTTCGAGTCCAATGCCTCCACCCTTCTTT